ATCTCCTTTTCTATTTTTGTAAATTTAATATTATTCTTTGTCTTCGTCAGTTATTTCTTCTGACTCTTCCTCTTCTGGCATTTCTGCAACTCGTTGAATAGCTGCTTTAAATATTTCAACACATTCGTCTTTTTCGATTTCCATTTTTTCGCAAGCAATTTCTAAAATTTCTTTTAGTTCATCGCTAAACTCTTCCATAAACATTTCAAGAGCTTCTTCGTCGATTTCTGGAGTTTCTGTTATTTCAGTGTCTTTAATTTCTTCGTCTTCTTCAAACATATAGTTTTCAAATTGAGGAACATGACTTTCTTTTACTATTGTAACGCCCATTGCTGGAGTCGTATTTAAAGGTTCTTCGATTTTAATTTTAGCTGCACGACTTGGTACATCACTGTTAAAAGCTTTCCAATAACTATCGTTATTATGATTCTTTCCGCCATTTTCAAAGTTAGCGTCTCTTTTTGCAATATTAGTCCATTCTTTTAAAGACTTTCTTTTAGATTTATCAAATGACTCAGTTTCGTTAGGTCCACCAAACGACGGAGCCTTTATATCCATAAATCTTTTAAAGTCTTTAACAGCGCTGCTTTTTAGGTTAAAAATATCCATTTAGCTTTAGGTTTTTAATTTTTAGAATTGTCCGTTTCTGGTTTCAGTATAGCTATCTGCAACGAATTGGAATGCTGTTGTATAAATTGCATCACCTTCGTATTTCAAATCCATTTCACCAGTTAAATTATCTCCATAAACAAATACTGGAGAGAATGTAAATTCTCTATAGATATCGCCGGCTCTGTTGTGAATACCTACATAAATGTTGGCACCATTTGGAGCATAGTCCTTTTTAAGACCTTGACGACCAGTTAATGGATCGTATACTAGGTTACCCCATGCTCTAAATTGATTGTAAACATACATTTCATTTGCGTCATTTAAGTTGACTTCAAAATCAATTGTAAGTTTTGCACCAGTTTCCTTAGGAGCTGCTGCTGCGAAATATCTTTTAGAGAATCTGTACGCTTGTGTTGCCAATGTACCGGTACCAGCTTGTTCTGGTAAACCTTTAATTGATTTTACGTGCTCAACCAATAATGGGGTAATTGTATTATTGTTGATTGATGCAGGAGGAGTAATAATTACCGTGAACTGGTTAAGGTATAACGGTTCAAATAGATTACGACCTACTGTTGAATTTTTAAAATGTGGTAAACCTGCCATTTATATTGGACCTTTTTGTTTATTTATTCTTTGAGTTATGCATTATCTCTACGCTCGTCTTCCTCCCATTTGGTAAGAAGCTTTTTAAACTCAGTTTCTTTTTGTTCTGGAGTCATGGTTTTTGTTCTATTGAACTCTAACTCATTTATTCTACGCTTTAACTCTCTTGCGCTAACTTCGTTATAAGTCTTTGCAGTTTGAGTTGATGGTAAAGATTCGTTTCCAACAATATCTAAATCTAACGTTGGAATAACTGCAACAATTAAGTTTCCAGCATAGACTGGATCGTCGCTTTGAAAATCTTCAAGCTTCATATCAAAGCTTGCACCAAATAATTTAGTTAATCTAGTAGAAGCTGGTGTAATTGAAATAGTAAATTTATCAGCGTTTGCTATTTTATCGCCGCCTAATTCCTTTAACATGTTATTTGACATTAAATATCTAAATTTAACGTTTTTTTCGCCAGAACCTTCTTCAATCATTCGTAACTTATTTGTTTTAATAGTTACATAATAATTGCAGCAGTCTTCTTCTGGTTTTTCTTCAAGTGTACACTCTTTTTCAACTTCCTCTAGCGTTTTGTATGGGCCAGACGCAAGTTTTATCTTACCCTTAGCTTCAATATCAGTTCCAATTAAAGATTCTATAGTTGGAGCAGTTTCGCCAGACTTAACCTCGATTGTATGTATTACTTTATTCTCGTCTTCCATTGTTAAACAATAAAAAAGAGACTCGGCCGGAGCTGGTAACAATTTTTGATCTTCTGGATCTTCTTTTGTATACTGAGCTGCATCATATGGAATAGTTGCAGGCAAGCCTGGTTTTTGTATAACAGCAGGTAGTCCTGGTTTTTGAGTAACTGCAGGCAATCCAGGTTTCTGAATAGTCGCAAGTTCCTTACTTCCTTGAACAGCAGGTAGATTAGATCCTCCGGCTGGAAGCTCAAGCGCTTCGTTTTTAGTAGACTTGCTCTTCTTTTCATTAACATAACCACAAATAACTGCATGTATTGCAAGTAAAAGGTCACGTATTTTATCTGCACCTGTATACTTTACATAGGTAGAATTTCCATAGGCATCTACAAAATCTAGGTCAGGGTACACATTAAAGTTGTGCAAAACGGTTTTTTGATCGTTTTGGTTCCAAACTGGCTCGCAGTCTTTAACTTGCCATTTAAGTTCGTGACTTTGAAAAATTTCGCAGATTACTCCCATTTAATTATGCTTGTGGTTTTTCTCCTCTAAAGGCTTTACCTTTATTGGAATCTTTTCTTTCTGGATCAACTGTTTTATAGTTTGCCCAAATTTCATTGTATATTCGGCAGCTTGCTCCCATAAAATTAATAATGCCGACAAATTTCTTACGATCATCGCCAGTCATCTTGGAAACTTTTCTTCCAATACGTCGAGCATCATCAAGATCTAATTCTTCTTCGTCATCTTTACCAACTAATTCTTTAAGAGAATTTCTTTTCTTTTCATTTAGTTGAATAAAAGACTCAAATGTCATTGATCTTGAGTCTTCAGCATATGCTGACTCGTGATCGGCTGCATATGATTCAAATTTATCAAGCTCGTCGCCAGTCATTAGACCAGTTGCATACATAACAAATCTTTCATAAAGATCTGCTCTTTCCTGCATAGGAATACCTGCTTCATCCATATATCGAATTATGCTAGGAGGTACGCTTAGTGTAATCCTCATCGAGTTTTTAATTATTTTTGTTTGCTAGCCATCTTAGGATCAACTGACTTAGTGATAGCTGTACCTTTAATAACTAATTTGCCAAATGCTGGATCAACTGACTTAGTGATAGCTTTACCTTTAGGCGCAGCTTCTGCTAAGTTTTGGTTAACTGACTTAGTGATTTTAGCACCTTTAGCAGCTTTAAGATCAGTCATTTTAGTGTCAACCGATTTTTTAATGCTAGAACCTTTAGGCATATCTAATTTAGCCATTTTAGGATCAACGCTTTTTCCTAATCTAGAACCTGCAGCAGGCATAGATGCTAAGTTTTGGTTAACTTTTTCAGTTAGGAATTCTGTGTAAGACAATACTTGGTTTGCCATTTTATTGTTTCATTTTTTTAATTACTCGATCTTCTCTGATCACTCCTGGTCTCTCCAATCCTGTAATATGAGTATTCATATTAAAAATAAGTTAAGGCCGTTAGGGGGTCTCAGATTAAATAGTTGTTATAATTACCTAATTAGACAATTATTTTAGTTATTTATCTGACCTCTTAAAATAAGAAAGCCCTCCGAAGAGGGCTTTACTTTTATTATTAAGTCAATTAAGATTAACCTAAGTACTGTACACCTGAAGCGTTACCAGCTGCATTCAATATGTTGAATTGAACATATTGAGTTTGTGGATGCCATCCAGCTTCAACCAAAGCATATCTTGACTTCATACCGATTTTCGGAGAGAATGTACCCTCAGAAATAGTTTGAAGAGATTCTGCCATGATGTAAGGCATAAATTTAAGTCCTGGCTCTTCGTCAGCACCTTTACGACCGATAAGAATAGTGTTATCATCGAAACGTAAGTTTGGATCAACATAGATAGTTAAACCGTGAACTTTACCAGCAGGGTAAAGAGTTCCAGCAGCAGAACCTAAATCATTGTTGAATGGAGCGATAGAGTAACCAGCAGCATCAGCCATAGCAGATGCAACTTTAGCAGAAACTACTGCGAAAGTACCAGCACCGAAACGAGCTCTGTGGTAAATTAAGTTAGCAGATTCAAGAATCTTAGTAACTAATTTTCTTTGAGAAGTCGTTACGTTTTCGAAAGTACCTGAACCTGGCTGAACATTTACGCTAGCAGTATAACCTTCAGATGAAGAAGCTGCAGTTGCGTGAGTTGTTGCTAAGTTCTTAACTTTAGAAACGATTTCTTTGTTGATTGTTTGAGCAAGCTCATTAACAGCAACGTTCTCTAACATAGAGATTGCATCGAAATTCCAAACTCTGTTAAGATCTTGGATTTGTTCAACTGTTGCAGAGATAGAAACTTGAGAAGTTTTAGCCTCAACAAACTTAGTGAACATTTTAAGACCCATTTGACGGAATTTAGAACCTTCACCAGCCGCTCTATTCATAGATTGAGTATACTCATTTCCAGAAAGGAAAGGACCAGAGAAATCTGTGTGAGCTTCAGTTGAAGTTGAAGTAAATCCAGAGATATGGTTTTCTAAAGCAGAAACTAAAGCAACTGTGTTAGCAGCGTCTAAAGTTACCAATGTAGTTGCACCATTCTTTATTAGATTACCAGCACCTAAGTAAGTAGCTAAAGTGATAGAATCATCAGAAGTAACTACTTTGAAGATTAAATCGCCATCGATACGAGAAGCACCTACGAATTGTAGTGTAAGTACTGCCAAATTTCCAGCTCCATCACCATCAACTGTGTACTCAGTACCAGCTACGAAAGTAGCTTTCTCACCAGATGTGATATCAGCGATTTTGATTAAATATGGTTCGAACTCAGAGTTAAGGTTACCACCTTGGTAAACATAATCCAAATAAGGTAAGAAACCAACTGGAGAGTCCATAGGAACTACACCAACTAGGTCGAAACCAATTGTTTTTGCTGCTACTTGAATAGCAACTGGCAATAAACTTGGGAATTTATCACCTGAACCGTTTGCACCTGTTGTAGGAGCTAATGGGTTACCGATTCCACTAATAGAACCTGGTTGTTGATAGAATAAGCCTGGAGCAACTGTAGCTTCATTGATTGAACCTGCGTTTTCGAACATTGCGTGATAGTGGCAATAATCTACTAACCAAGGACGTGAATCTGCGTTTACACCATAGCTTTCTAAAACTGGGGTCCAAGTTGACTTAACAGAAGAATCGTTTAGTCTTTTAAATACTTTTGTAGACATTTTGTTTTAAAAATTTTTTAGTTGTTTGCTCTTCTTTTTAGAGCGTCGAGGTATGCATTACCATAACCTCTTTGATGTTCCGCAACTTTCTCAATCGAGATAAAACCTTCTCTACCTTGGCTTTCGTTGATGTGTTGCGCATTTTTATTTTGTTTTTCGAAATAAATTCTTTCATTAATTCCTCTTAAATCTCTGCTTTCCCAGAAGTTTTTAACTTGGTAAGGAGTGTTAAGAACAGTCAAAGAAGCTTGTGCCTCTAAACGGCTTTTTTCAGCAGGTGTCATGCTTTCAAAGATATCTTTGAATTTAGCTGGCATGAATTTAATTAAGTTAGGAGTATTTTCTTGTTGTACGTTAAGAACTGATTCAATGATTTGGATAACATCTTCTTCTTTGAAATAAACTGCACCTGAAAGAGCTTCAATAATAGCAGTTTTTTGAGTTTGATCTAAATTAAAGAATCTTGATTTGTTACCTTCATTAAGAA